TCGGTTCCTTAACATAAGCACCTGCGTATTTGTCAGTTTTTTCAACACTCTTCTTAGGAGGAATAACAATATTCCTCTTTTTCAAATAGTTATAAATTATTGAATCCCAAGTCCGAACCTGATAGAACACATCAGTGAAATTCACCTTTGCGTCATATGCCATAGTCAGGGCAAGTTCAATCAACTTCATTTTATCCTCAAGTCTGTCAACTAGTTCCACGTCGATGACGTTGTACTCAACAAACTTTTGCCAATTCCCACTATAGAAATCTTTGAAGGTATCAAACTCAGAGTGATCTAATTTCTTTTGCCCTAATTCTACTTCTGCAATGTGGTCAAGACGATAAGATTCTCTATTAGTATAAGTGAACTTCTTATACAAGTCAAGGTAATCTAATTGTGTCACGCCACCAATATCAATTGATATATGTCTTCTACCTTTAATATAAACTTCACCCTCACTCACAAGTCCCCAAGGAGAAAGTCTCTTCATCAACTTCTCACCCAACACTCTCTTAATACGGCCTTGAATGTATGGTATGTCAAATAATTGTATGTTCCATCCAGTAATCACATCAGGTGTAAACTGCATCCACCACTCAATAAACTTATTGAGCAAATCAAACTCAGAATCACATTGAATATAATTGTGATTGTCTTGCTTAACCTTAAATGGTTTAACACCCCAAGTTATAATCTTCTTAGTTGAATAATCCTGTAAGGTAATGGTGAGGAGTTCCTCTACACAAGAATGCACATCAGGGAAACCCTCCTCTGCTGTAGTCTCAATATCAAGAGTGACTAATTGAATCTTTGATATGTCAAACTTAATCTCATTCTGAGGATACTTCTCAGAAATATACTGATAGATATACCTTTCATTACCGTAAATATTAAATCCTTCTACGTCCTGATATTTCTTATAAAAGTCACGACAATCACGAACATAACCTGGTTGAATAGGTTCTACATACTTACCCTCTAATGTTTGAAACTTACTTCTCTTCTTAGAATCGACAAAAAGAGTGGGTCGCCATTCTTCCCTATCAGTAAACCTTTTCCCATTATCGTATCCACGAACAAGGAACTGGTTACCAACAAGTTGGACATTAGTATAAAAACGCATCAATCAAATACTGCTTCGTATTTTGCTAGTAAAGGTGTTTTGGGATCGACCAATGTTAATATCTTATCAGATGATATTACTACTTCGCTTTGATTTGTCACATTAAGTAACCAAGGCTCTACAGTACCATCAGGTGTAACCACATATGGTTCAATCAATTTACAATCAGGTTCTCCCAACTCCGAACTTAGTTCTTCAAGAGTCGCTATCAGTGTTAGTCCCGTTGTCAGAACCATCACCTTTGCGTCTTTCTTTGATGACATTGATTTTTTCCTCATAGGTTGTTTTTACTTCATCAACTGGGTCTACTAATGTTACAACCCAAGTGGGGTCTACTGCTATCTCAGTATCCTTAGATAAAGGCATCCAAGGGTAATAAGAAAGAGCAAGTTTTGATGAATCTTCCCCATCCTTAATCTTTACAGAATAAGGGTAACAAGCAAGATACGCTGCAACCTTGTCTTCGCCTTCAAGAACGATCTCACGCCAGTCAGCAATGACATCCTCTCCAGACTTTAGTAGGGCTAGTTTAATTGTCATAGAATTATTGTATCATAAAAAAGGAGGGGATGCAACCCCTCCTATGTATTAAAGATTAAACTCTTTTCGAGCATGTTTCTCTGGTATGATTTTTGCTAAGTCCACGGTGAGGAGTCCGTCGGTAAAGCTGACGGATCTAACCTCCGTATCGTCTGCGAGCGTCCATTGTCGTTCAAATGAACGTTGGGCCAATCCTTTGTGGATAAATTCTCCATCTGTTTCTTTATCTTCCTGCTTGCCTTCCACAAATAATTTTCCATACTCCGTATAGACTTGGATGTCAGTTTTCTTGAACCCTGCGAGGGCGACTTCCAGTTTCGATTCAACATTATTTACTTGGATTAAATTAAATGGTGGATAATTTGAAGTGTGTGATACGTTAAAAAATTTGTCTAAGTAATCATCATTGATTCCTATACTGTTCGATATGATCTTATCCATTAGTTCTGGAAGATCAGTAGAACGATATCTTGCTAGGTTTCCCATGATAGCTCCTCCTATGAGCGAGTGTGTAATGTGTCCCTTACGGCGACACAATTAATTATAACACATACTCAATTCTTGTCATGTGGGAAACCCTCTAATATAGTTCTGGTTTCCGTATAATCATCGACATTATAAGCAACTCCCATCATATTTTCTACTATTTTCATTGCTAAGGTGTGGTCATTACCACCTTTTTCTATCCTATCACCAAAGAAATGCAACTCATCATCTTTACTAAAATCTCTTAGGATTTGACTTTTATCACTACCCAGAGGCCCTATGTCAAGACCTGTTTGTCCTCCAAGTGCTACTGATAAATCAGGAAAATTTTTCCTAAGTCTTTCTGCTATATCATGTCTCTCTAATCTTTCCGTGTCCCACTTAACATACTCTTCTCTTTCTACAAAGCAAGTAGACTTTCTACCCAGAATACTAAAGTTAACACCACCAAACCTCCTTTCAATATGCAATCCATTACGAATAGGAAAACAACTATATGCTAACTCATCCATTAAAAAATCTTCTACCTCTTTTGGTAGTTCCCAATCATCCCTATAAACATTTTTATCTTTCTCATATACATCGCTACCAGAGCAATTATATACTCGTTTAGCTGTGTAGCATATATCAAGACCTAACTGTTCCACAGTCTTGGCATGATCACTACCAGTAACAAGATAGACATCATTATGTCGGCAAAATATAAGAAAGGGAGCCCAGAATTCATGCTCAATCTTTTTGCGACTGGGAGTAAGAGTCCCATCCACATCAAAAATAAATTTTTTCAATTACTTGGTTTCAGTGGTTTTCTTTTTACCTATGTTGTACTTAGTTTCTAATGTCCACTCATCTTTCTCTTTAAAAGAAAGAACTTTGATTTGATTCAATGGTGCAATATCACCAATAGATTCTGCATTAACAACTTCTATGAGACCCCAATCAGAAAGCAACTGAGTAATACGGTTCCGACGCTGAACGTCGTTAGCAGTAAGGTTAGCGTGTTTCCCATCTAACGCAAATAATTCTTTGAAATGTACAATATAATATCTTCCTTGCTTATGTAAGATATGACATGATTGATATAACTTCTTTTCCTTGCGTGAAGCTACACCAATTCTAGTAAGAGTTTCTCTAACTTTAAGAAAATCATCTGGTTCACCTAGTTGAACCTCTACCATCATTTCCTGATTCCAATTAACCTCAGGCTCTTTCACAGTGCTCATCTCATTCCTCCAGTGTCAAGTCGCTTTTTAATGTAATCCAGTTGTTGTTGAGTCAGAAGTCTTAAAGCCTGTAGTGCCTTTTCGTTGCTATAACCATAATATTTTTTAATGATATTAAGGTTATCAACTTTATCCTTTCTTAGCCAGGGTGAGAATCTCTTCCGTTTCCTCAGACTATTTAGAAAAAACTGATATTGCATGTCCTTATCAAGATTAGGATGCAGATTCATTTCATTGGCATAGAGGATGGTATCAAGATGTCCACTAAGACATCTGTTAACAATATAAGAAGGATATTCCTTGATACAATCTGGATCATCAGAAGTTAAATCATCCTTATTAAAGTTGATAGAGTTCAACCAATCTTTGAGTTCAGTCATCGTAATAAACAAAATCAAGTTCAGCATCTTGTGGTGGCAGCCAAATACCTTCTCCAGACATTTCGTAACCAGCGTCAATCATTTCTTGATAGGACATTTCATTTTCTGGTTCCGTTGCTACTATCTCAAGATACTCTTGAGGAATATGTTGAGTATCTTGATACTCATGATAAGGATCAATGTCCTTACCCAATGCAACATGATCTCTTAAAAGATTAGCATACTTTGAATCAGAACGTGCAAACTTTTGTTCATTCAATGTTGTGTAATGTAATACTACAGGATTAAATGTTTCTTGGTGCTTGTGCTCCAAATAACCCTGAGTCACATCCTGTAGACCAAACAACCCATTTGATAACTCAAGACGACTGAATATAATCCACACTGCATACTCATCAACTATCCTTCTATTAGGAAGAGGCATCAAGACCTGGTTCTTCTTAAACTTCTCCATCAACTCTGATAGGTCATCTAGAGACTCTACTATCTTATGATGCACGTTATTCATCAGAACTACACCAAGACAATACTTATAAATCTCTACCTTACCACCCAGTTCATAAATGCAAACATCAACTAAATCTAACTGCTCTCTTATTC